CCTCGCGCAGTTCCTGGTCATGGGAATGGACAAGGTTGGCTCGATGGCGCTGTCGTCGAACATGACAGACCTGTTCGGCACGTCGCTCGGCACCATCATGGACATCATTGCTTCGGTGTTCAATCGCTTCGCTATTCGACGCCGTCAGCAACTGAACGGCAAGTCGATTGAGCTGGACCCTTACATCGTCCACGGCGACATCGAAGGGCCTGACCTCGACATGCTGGCGAAGTACGTCCAAGCCCTCGCGGCGAGCGGCAACCTGTCACCTAGCAAGCCGCTTGAGCGCAAGCTCCTGGAGATGGCGAGCTTGCCTCAACCACCGGAGGACGAGGATGCGATTCCCTACCCCGCGGGCGATCCCGCTGCGACACCTGGTGGTGGACCTGCTCCGCTACCAGACGCTGGGCATGTTCTTGGAGGCGACCAAGTCAATACGGTCCTCGCCATCGTGGGCGCTCTCAAGAGTGGACAACTGGATAGACCGGCTGCCAATGAGCTGGTCGCTGCGGCGCTGGGTCTTGCGGCGGCTGATGCTGAGCGCTTCCTTCCGGAGGACGCGCCTGAAGAACCGAAACCTCCAGCGACGCCTCCGCCGCCTCCACCTGGACCGGCGCCCGAGCCAGGAGACGCCCCTAGCGGAGACGGTGACGCTGGGGACGGTGATACCGATGACGACGACGGAGACGAGACGTAATGGGTCTGGTCCGAGTACAGAAGGCCGCCCGACGCATTCCTTCCTGGCAGAAGGGAAGTAAGGCAGACACGCCCGAGGGGCGGGCGGCCCTCGCCATCATTGCGCGCAACGAGCAGCGCTTCTCGCGAGCCTTTCGCAAGGCCATGCGGGCGCTGTTCGCTAGCTCAGAGATGAAGGCCCTCAAGGACGCCATTCGGTCGGGCACGCAGAGCATCGAGGCCATCCTCGACGTGATGCCGTGGTATAACGAGGCCGACCCCAACTCGGTGGCCTTCTGGACACGCATGGTGAGCAGCGTGACCGCGGCCTATGGGAGCACCATCGAGGACTCGGGTCAGTACACGACCCGTCGCTACAAGTTCCCGATGCGCTTCAAGGTCGAGAAGGCAGAGCTGGGCATCGATCTCGTCGTGCCCATCAACCCCTACTCGAAGACTTGGATGCAGCAAAAGTCGGCCGAGCTCGTGGTCGGCATCAGCGACGGACAGAAGGCGAAGCTGCGGATGCTGCTGTCTCGCAACTTCGAGCGAGGCGTGCGGCCCGAGGCCATCATCGAAGAGATCGAGGCCCTCGTGGGCCTGACCGAGACTCAGGCGGGATGGGTGGTCGCTCGCCAGGACCTTGCGATCGCAAGAGGGGTCCCGGTAGGACAGGCGAAGGGCAATGCCCGACAGTTCGCTGCCGAGCTGCTGACCCGTCGCGCCCAGACCATCGCTCGAACCGAGACGGTTGACGCCCACACGAAGGGCCTCGAAGACGCCTGGCGCCTCGCCCAAGAGGGCGGGTTCATGCCGCCAGGGACCAAGAAAATCTGGGAGGCGCTGGAGGACGAGCGCACGAGCGACATCTGCGAAGAGCTGAACGGCCAGGAAGTGCTAGTCGGCGAGCCGTTCTTCAGCACCATCGTTGGGACCGTTGACCGACCTCCCGCTCACCCGAATTGCCGCTCTACCATGAGCTTGCGATTCCCGTAGGAGAAGCCTCATGCCGCTGACCGAAGCCTGTAGCCTGTCCGCCTTTGACCAGAACATTCGGGCCGAGCTTCGCGCTGGGAAGTCGCCAGAGCAAGCGGCTGCCATCGCGAAGGACGTACTTGAGCGCTCCTGCAAGCGCGAGGGAAAGCCCGTGCCGACCCGAACGGCGAAGGCTGCGAAGCCCGCCCGCAAGAAGAGCCGGGAGTACCTTGAGGCCGCGCTTGAGAAGGCTCGCAAGCTGCTCCCTGGATGGATGTACAGTGTCATCCATCAGGCGGCGTTGCCTTCCTCGGGAGGAAAGGCTCGGTCGAACCAGCGCATGACCGCGATGGAGAAGTCGTGGGTGGAGAAGTCCTCGTGCGGCGGTATGACCAACGGCGAGCTGAAGACGGTCCACTACAAGCTCAACACCTCCCTCGCCGCGGCGAAGCGACAGGGCAAGGACGTCAAGGGCATCATCGGGCGCGGCAAGGAAGTCGTCTCCGAGATGCGCAAGCGCAAGCTCTCGACGCCTGGCGACCTGGCCAAAGCCTGTCAGACCGAGAAGGGCTTTCAGTACGGGACATGCGAAGGCGGCGCTCACGCCCACTCCCTGAACCGCCAGGCGAGCAAGACGGGCGTGGACGGCGCGCACCGACACGCCTTCGTCATGCCAGGCGAGGCCGTCGTGGTCTTCACCAGCGAGGACGGCGGCCACGAGCACGAGCTGACCGAGTCCACGACCAAGCGGGACGGCAAGCACAGTCACAAGGTCTACCTACCGTCTGGTAGGGAGGTCGAGACAGCGCCCGACGGCGCGCACGTTCACTCGCTCATGCTGGAGACGACCACGCTCGGCGCAATGCACGAGCATGTGCTGAAGCTGCCCGATGGAACCGAGGTCACGTCCCTCACCGTGCCTCAGTACGTCGCCCTCTACGGCGTGCCCGAGTACACACCGGGCCTTCTGCCGCCCGCGAGCTACATCGTCGGCGCGCTGGCTCGTAGCGAGGCGCTGGCCCGCGAGCTGGAGATGCGCGACTCGATGCCGGTCCCCGAGGTGGTGGAGATGGTCGCCAAGGGCGAGCCGCCAGCGCTCCCGGCCGAGGCGTGGGAGGTGACAGACGTTCACGGGGACACGCTGGAGATCGCCCTCATGGACGGAGCCACCATGACGGTCGAGAAGGCGTCCATCGACGTGATGCCGGGCGACGTGGTGGACGTGGTGAAGGGTTGCGTGGTCGGCTTCTCAACGGCGGCCGTCGCTGACGACCTCGACACCGTGACCCTGAAGAGGACCTACGTGGACGAGGTGAGCAAGGCCACGAAGCTAATCCCCTTCGAGGGACCAGCCGACGCCAAGCTGCTGTTCGTGGGATCGGCGCCGAGCGGGATAGAGGCCGCCAGGCAGTCGCCGCTGGTCGGCCCCGACAACGAGGTGTTTGAGGGCCTGTATCTGGCCCCACTGGGCCTGACGAGGAAGGACGTAGGCTTGGGCCTGGCCCGACCCGTAGAGGTCGCCTGTGAGGCCACAGAGGGCTTCTGGACGGCATGGCTGGAGCAGACCCTGAAGCAGTACGACGGCGCCCTCGTGGTTGCGCTCGGTAAGGTCGCCAAGGACGTGCTCGGGGACCGCGCCTCGTTCATGCTGCCTCACCCGTCGGCTGTTCGCCGTTTTGGACATAGTGGCGAGGTGACTCGCAAGATGCGAGCGATTGCAAAATCACTTGACATTCCCTTCGAGTCGATTAAGGCTAATATGGAAAGCCGTCCCAAGTGTCAGCCGAGCCAAGGCGACTCCGGGGCGACCCTCGCTGAGACCAGAAAACGAAGAAGCGAGTTGTGGAAGGACGATGCCATCCGATGTCGGGTGGTGAAGTCGGCGCCTGAGAAGAAGATTGTCTATGGGGTCGTGCTAGACCCGTACTCAGTCGACCTGCAAAACGAGTGGGTTCCTCCGGCGACGATTGAAGACAGCGCACATGAGTTTGTTGAGAAGTCGCGCGTCATCGGCCAGAACCACACGAGGAAGGCGGAAGCCACCCTGGTCGAAAGCTGGGTCGAGATATACCCAAGCCAGAAGGACAGGGACGCGGCTCTAGAGAACCTTCCCCATCGTGTGTTTCGACGGCAGTTCGGCGACGACCTCATTCACTCAGGCTCCTGGGTTGCTGGCGTCCGGTTGAGCGACGAGCTCTGGGACCAGTTTCAGCAGGGCGAACTCGGCGCGTTCAGCGTAGGCGGGTTCTCCTTCAAGACGCAGGTTTCAACCGCCGCCATGCCGGAAGTCGATTTCGTCGACATCGGTCCTTCTACATAGTCAACCCGGTGAGGAACTGATGCCTCCGAAGACTGTCACAATGCTGGGCTCGCTCTACACGGCCGAACTCAGCCTCGTCAAACGCGGCGCCAACGCCCGACGTTTCGCCGTTACGAAAGGGATGGACATGGATCTCCAAGAAGTTCTACAGACCGTCTTGGCTACCGAAGCAGAGGGCGAGAAGGCCCTCGCGCAAACCCTCAAGTCCGCTGGTCTCGAAGACGACGCGGTGCAAGTCGCCGTTGCTCAGTACCGTCTCCAGCACGGCTTCAAGGACAAGGTTTCCAAGGAAGCCTTTGCCGCTGTCACGAAGGCCGCGGGCTACGAAGCCGAGCCGCCGAAGACCGAGCCCGTCAAGAAGTCCGAGCCGTCGCGCTCCAGCACTCCCGCTGGAATGCCGCCTGAGATGGAGGCGGTGTGGAAGTCGCAGCAGGAAGCCATCACCAAGGCCAACGAGCGATCTGACCAACTCGCGGGCGAGCTGGCCGCCGTTCGCAAGGACGCTCAGCGCAAGGAGTACGTCGCGAAGTGCGAGCGCGAGTTCGCGCACGTTCCGGGCATGAACGCCGAGCAAATGGCCGACATGCTGATGCAGGCGCACGCCGTCAGCAAGGAGTTCGGGGAGTCTCTCGAGAAGCAGTGGTCTGAGACAGCCGAGGTGGTCAAGAAGTCCGCGCTGCTCGGCACGACTGGCGCCCGCGGGCCGACCGGTTCTGGTGGGTCTGCCTGGGACAAGATGCAAGGCATGGCGAAGGAGCTCGTCCAGAAGTCAGCGGGCGAGGTGAGCCAGTCCAAGGCTCTCGACATCGTGATGCAGCAGAACCCCGATCTCTACCAGGAGTACCTGGGAGACAACCCGGCGCAGCTCGGCAAGCGCTAGTCCCGAGGACGTGAAATCCGTCGGGGACCTTTTTCTTCAAGCCTCACAAGGAGCATTCGATGTCGTGGGAAAAAGTAGGACCTACGCTTCCGGGGATGGTCGCCGGCGCTGATCTCACCGCCAGCCAGCATCTCTTCGTGGTCGTCAACGCCAGCGGCAAGGTCGTCACGGCTGGAGCCGGTGTCGCAGTTGACGGTGTCGTTCAGAACAACCCGGACTCGGACCAGGCGGCTACAGTCTGGGGCCTCGGGTCCGTCAGCAAGGTCGTCGCGGGAGCGGCCGTTGCGGCAGGAGCACTCGTGGCTCCAAACGCATCGGGCCAGGCTATCACGGCGGTCTCCGGCAACTACATTGCCGGCCGAGCCCTGAATGCCGCGACTGGCGCGGGACAGCTCATCTCTGTCTGGATGACTCAACCCGGACGCGTGGCGTAGCGGCTTCTCGAAGCCCGAAGCCCCGAACCACAGAGCTTGAGAGGAGCACGCAATGCCTCAGCCGACCGCATCAGACGTTCATGTCAACGCTCCGTTGACGAGCATCAGCATCGCCTTCTTGCAGGACCAGAAGGAGTTCATTGCTGACCAGGTATTCCCCATGGTCCCGGTCCAGAAACAGAGCGATCGGTACTACGTCTACGACAAGGACGCTTGGTTCCGTACCGACGCGCAGGTTCGCGCGCCGTCCACGGAGTCAGCGGGTGGTGGGTTCACGGTGGACAACACCCCGACCTACTACTGCGCCGTCCGAGCGTTCCACAAGGACGTGGACGACCAGATTCGGGCCAACGCGGACCCGGTCATCAACCTCGACCGCGATGCGACCGAGTTTGTGACGCGCGACCTGATGCTCCGCAAGGAGCTGGATTGGGCGTCGAAGTATTTCACCACGGGCGTCTGGACCGGTTCCTCGACCGGCACCGACGTGACCCCGGGCACCCTCTGGGACGCTGGAGGGTCAACGCCCATCGAGGACATGAGGGCCGAGCTCATCGCCACGAAGCGCAACACGGGCTTCCGTGCGAACATCGTGGCCATGGGTGAAGAGGTCTGGAACGTCCTTCAGGACCACCCTGACTTCCTCGACCGCATCAAGTACACGCAACGCGCGATTGTCACCGTCGATCTGCTCGCCGCCGTCCTCGGCGTCGACAAGGTCGTCATCGGTGGCGCGGTGCAGAACACCGCCAACGAGGGCGCCGCAGATAACCTCCAGTTCATCTTCGGCAAGAACGTCCTCTTGGTCTACGCTGCTCCGAGACCGAGCCTCATGCTGCCCTCGGGCGGGTACACCTTCGCTTGGACCGGCCTGTTCGGCGCCAACGCGGCGGGCTCCCGCATCCTACGGTTCCGCATGGAGCACCTGAAGTCCGATCGTGTCGAAGGCGAGTCGGCGTACGACCAGAAGGTCGTGGCGGCCGAGTGCGGCGCGTTCATGTCGGGGGTCATCTCGTAGGCGACTGCTTACTCCTGGTGCAGACGGCTCGCGCTACCCTACCCCGGTCGCGGGCCGTCTCATTGGGGCGGTCACCGATTAGGAGTTAGGCATGTCCTACATCGCATTGCGTAGCTTGAAGGTCCAGAAGGCCGATGGCACGATGGACTTGCGAGCGCCGGGTGACCCGGTGCCCGAGGCTGCAAACTGGAAGGATGTCGATCGGTGGGTCCGTCGAGGCTGGCTCTCCGAAACCGACCCGGTCACCATCAAGGCCAAGAAGGCTCCGCGCAAGAAGAGCGTTCCGGCCAAGGTGGAGAAGGTCGTCATGGAGCAACCGGCTCCGGCGCCCGCTCCCGAGCCCGAACAGCCTTCGCCTCCGGCGAGCAGGGACGAGCTGGCCAAGCTCACCAAGGTCCAGCTCATCGCGATTGGGCTGAAGTACGGCGTCTCCCTCAACGAGAACTCGTTGAAGGAAGAGCTGATCGAAGAGGTCCTCAAGGCCAGCGGAGAGTGACGGCATGAGCTGCAAGAAGTGGACATACAGCGGCGACCCTGGAAAGTCGCCAGCCGATGCTGTCCGCTTCCTTGTAGGCGACACGATTCGGGCACGCCCTCTGTTGGATGACAGAGAAGTGGCCTACATCGTGGGCCGGAACGCAAACATCAACATCGCAGCGGCCGAAGCGTGCGAAGCGCTTTGGTCGCGCTTCCTTGCCATCTCCGACTACAACGTCGGCTCGGTGTCGAAGAAGTTTAGCGACGTTGCTGCCAAGTTCAAGGAGCGGGCCGCGGACTTTCGCAGTGAGGCTGCGCGAGGTAGCGCTCTAGTCAGCTTCCCTGCAACCTTGAGAAGTACCAAGCGAGCCTTGGAGACCGACTCGGACTTGGCACCTCCGCAGTTCTCCATCGGTCTTGCTGACAGCCCGCTCGCTCTACAACTCAACGACGAGGTGAGCGAGCTTTGGAGGTTGGGTGGCTGGTAACGTCAAGGTCAACGACAACCGCCTCCGAACGTTTCGGAAGCGGCTCAAGTCGCTGAAGGGGCTGAGCGTGACGGTCGGCGTCCAGGGGGACATGGCTCAAGAAGAGCACCCCGAGGGCGCCATGACCATGGCGACGCTGGCGGCCATCCACGAGTTCGGCTCGGAGGATGGGCGTCACCCGCCCGCGCGCAGCTTCCTTCGCTCGACCTTTGATGAGAACGTGCGCAAGTACGACCAGCTCATGTTGAAGGGAGCCCAGAAGGTTGAAAAGGGTCGGGCCGTGGCAAAGGCCGTCATGTTCCAGCTCGGAGAGACGGTGCGGGCCGACATCATCAAGAAAATCAAGGCGGGCATCCCGCCGCCGTTGAGCCAAGTGACCATTGACCGAAAGGGGAGTAGTGTTCCCCTCATCGACAAGGGCCACCTCATCGGCTCTATCACGTCGGTTGTTCACGAGGGAGGTAAGAGCAAGTGATTGGACCGTTCGACGACTGCATAGCGGACGCTGGCGTCGACGTTGAGGTCACCCGCTTTCTCTCATCGCCCGTGGTCAAAGGGCGTGTCACGCAGGCTCCGGTCGAGGAGCGCTTCTGCATCCGTGCATCCGTGCAGCCTATGAATGCGAAGGAGCTTCAGCTTCTGCCAGAGGGACTTCGCAATGCTGGCGCGATGGCGGTCTATGCGACGTGTGAGCTCTTCACGGTCGAGACATCGGCGTGCAAGACTCCAGACCGTCTGGTGTACCGAGGCGTCACGTATCAAATCCATTCCGTAGAGGACTGGTTTGACCTTGGCGGGTACTACCGTTGCGTCGCAGTAAGGATGACTAGATGACCAGTCTCGCCACGCACCTCCAGCCCTTCGACTGGGAGACCATTGACAACGGTCTGTACGATTGGCTGGTGGACTTGCTTGACGTGTCGGTCATCTGGGCGAACCAAAACGTCCCACAGCCGGACTACCCATACCTGTCACTGACGCGCGAATCGGTGGTCATCCTCGGCGGTGTACCTGAGAAGCGCTACACGACAGACTTGAGTCAGCCGGCGGGGCAGGAGATTGAGATCGAGTCAACGTCCATGACCGAGTTCACGCTGTCTATTCAGGCTCACGTAGACGCGGGCGCGGGCGCCAATGACCCGATGTGCAACGCCATCGCCTTGCTCAACAAGGTGAGGGCAAGTCTTGGGATGCTCTCCCATCAGAGAAACTTCCAAGACAACCTTGGGCTCGCCATAGTGCAGGAGATGGCGGTCCAAGACATCAGTGTCGTTGTCAATGACGAGTGGATCTCCCGAGCGTTGTTTGACGTTCGGCTTCGAACCCGCTCAGTCATGACTGAGCGGACTGGCTACACGGACAAGGTAAACCTCGTATCCTCTCAACTCGGAGTCGACCTACTTGTCGACGCTTCCTAGGAGGTCAAGGCTATGAGCCTCAATGACATCGTGAATGTTCAGATCACAAAGCAAACGGCCTCGGTGTCGCGCGTCGGCTTCGGGACCCCCTTGATTCTCACGGTCCACGACCGCATCCCGGACTTGGCCAAGGTCTACACGGACCTTGATGGCATGACGGGAGATGGCTTCACGTCGAGCGACCTTGCTTACAAGCTCGCAGCGGCCCTCCTCGCGCAGAACCCGAAGGTTGGACAATTCGTGGTCGGCAAGCGCAGCAACGCGCCGCTTCGCACTGTCTCGTTCATTCCGAACGTTGAGAACGACAAGGCGTTCACGCTGACCATCAACGGCGAGACGATGACCTTCACCAGCGACGCGACGGCGACGTTGGCCGAGATCATCACAGGCGTCGTGGCTGCCATCAACGGCGGCACTCAGAACGTTCTGGCCACCGACGTTGGAACAGGCACGTCCATTAAGGTCGAATCCGCTGATGCGCCTGGAGGGTCTGCGACGGCGGGAGCGCCCTTCACCATCGGGTTTGCGGACCGCACGTTGTGGAACACGTTCCACGACGACACCACCGACGCGGGCGGGACCTCTGGCCTCGCTGACGACATCGCGGACTTGCGGGATGTCAACGATGACTGGTACGCCATCTGCGGAGACTGGTTCAGCTACGCAGAGATCGATGCTGTGGCCGACTACATCGAGACCCTTCCGCGTATCCAAGCCGCGATGTGCCAGGACCAGGACATCCCGCTGACGGGCTCGGCCGACACGGCGAGCTTGCTGCTCGCGCAGGACTTCGAGCGGACCTTCCTCTACTTCCACCCGACGACCGAGGAGTTTCCGCACGCGGCCTCGCTGGGCAAGAACCTGCCCAAGGACCCGGGCTCCATTACATGGAAGTTCAAGAGCCTCACAGGCGTGGCCTTTCAGGAGTACACGTCCTCCGAGCTGACCGAGCTCCGGGCCAAGAACTGCGAGCACTACATCAGGCTCGCCGGAAACAACATCTCTGCCGAGGGCAAGATGATTGGCGGCGAGTTCATCGACATCACCCGGTTCATAGATTGGGTAACGGCGCGTCTCCAAGAGAACGTGTTCGGGGCGATGATCAACCTGGACAAGATTCCGTTCACCGACCAAGGCATCGGTGTCATCGAGAACGAGGTGCGCGGAGTTCTCAAGAACGGCATCGCGGTCGGCGGCTTCGCTGCGAACCCGGAGCCGACGGTGACGGTGCCGCTGGCGGCCGATGTCGATGTCAACGACAAGGCCAACAGGCTCCTACCTGATGTCACCTTCACGGCGACATTGGCGGGCGCCATCCACGCCACCGAAATCCGCGGGACCGTCTCGGTCTAGCCGAGCTGTCCTGACGTTGGTCAGAACCTCAAATTTGAAAGGGAGTCGCCATGAGCGTCAAGACCTACAATCCCGCGGACGTTACGTTGATCTTCGCGGGTATCCCCATCGAGGGGATTGCCGATGGGACCTTCATCAACGTGGCCAGGGACAACCCGAGCTACAACAAGAACATTGGTTCAGACGGCGAAGGCGTCCGAGCCAAGAGCAACGACAAGAGCGGCACCATCACGCTCACGCTGATGCAGAGCAGCTTGAGCAACGACGCCCTCAGCGCGTTGTCGATTCTCGACGAGGCGTCCGGGGACGGCGTTGGGCCATTCCTCATGAAGGACAACTCGGGCCGCACGCTCTGCGCGGCCGAGACGTGCTGGCTGCAGAAGCCCTCTGACGTGGAGTTCGCCCGCGAGGCGACCACGCGTGAGTGGGTCTTCGAGACTGACCTGCTCGACATGTTCGTCGGCGGGAACTGAGGTTAGAAGGGGCGACAGATGAGTCAAGGGGCGCAAGACAGCAAGTCGACCGTCATCGACGGTCATTCCTACAAATGCCTGATGCTCGACCCGTTGACGGCCACCGACATGGTGGCCGACCTCGGGTTCGTCTTTGGGCCGTCTCTTGGAGCCTTGGGTGGAGCTCTGCTCAAGGACCAGGGTAACGACGGGCTGAAGAAGCTGATGGACGAGGGTGGGGAAGGA